CCTTTGCTAGAGTTGGAGGTGAAAGAAGACCCTTATTGCCCTCGTAACGCCTTCTACCATGCAAGGGAACTGACCTTTTATGCAAGGTGGGATGAGGCTATTGTTGCCCTGAATAAGTATCTGCTGATGCCAGAAGCGACATGGCCCAATGAACGGGCTTACGCTATGCGGCTGTTGGGCAAGTCCTATTCTGAAAAAGGCAACACTACAGAGGCTTTAAAGTGGTTCAGGCTGGCTGTTGCTGAAGCACCGGGAACCCGTGAGCCTTGGGTAGAGTTGTCTGCTCAATGCTACAGGCTAAGTATGTGGGCTGAAAGCTATGCTGCTGCTAAGTCGGCCTTACAGATTACTGACAAGCAAGCCGTATACACAATGGACCCATCTGTATGGTCTGAAAAGCCATATGACTATGCCAGCATAGCTGCATGGAATCTTGGCCTTAAGGATGAGGCAGTTGATTTATGCAGAAAAGCCTTAGAATTCAATCCGACTGATACCAGATTAGTCAGGAACTTACAGCATATGACGGAGCCGGATACGGTAAAAGAAAATGTCTGATTACCAAAGATTGCGAACCCCATTTACATCAATGAGTTTTACTCCTGATGTGCCTAGCAATGCTTTGGGGACTACTGAATACAGTAACGGCCTGAATATTGAAGCTGATGTTCGGGGTATTAAAAAGGTTGGTGGGGAGGAGGAAATCCTGTCTGCCATACCTGGTAATGTCGTCTTTTACGAGGGTGGGTTTAGATCCGAGGCTACTTGGGTCTATATCGCCGCTACCCGTGAAGGCAGATGGTACATGTTGACTTCTAGTGGGATTACCAACATTACCCCCGGTGTTGGTGCTAATCCGTCTGTTGCCTTGTCTGGTTACTCTGATAACGTGAACATTACTGCCTCTTGGGTTGGTAATGTTTTCTTTATCAACGATGGTTTGCGTTCTCCTATGTATTTCTTGCCGACAAGGACAGAAATCAACATTTACGACACCGCTCCTGATAACTATGTCTGGAACTATGACATTGGCGTAACAGCAACTCGTGCTGGGTTTGTACGGAACTTTTGCTCTCCAAACGTGGGCAATATCTTGATTGCCGGAAATCTTACAAAAGACTTCTCAATTGGTACAACCGTAAATTACCCAACAACCATTCGTTGGTCACAAGCTTTTGCAAGCAGTGGTCTTCCTGAGACATGGATGCCAACACTGAACAACGTAGCCAACGAACAAGAAGTGCCTGTTCGTGGTCCATTGATTGATGGCTTCTTCCTTGGAGCTAACTTTTACCTGTGTTCCTATTGGGATACAGCAGTGATGTCTCCCATCTCCTATCAAAACAGTACAGCACCTGTTTTTGGTGTTCGTCTGTTTAACCAAGGCCGTGGGTTGATCAACAATAACTGCTGGTCAAATACCGATTCAAATGTTTATGGGGTTGATAGCCGAGACATCTGGGTGTTTGATGGGTCTAATTTTTCTTCCTTGGGCAACCAAAAAGTCAAAGATTACTTCTACAGCAATCTGTCCCCAACATACTCTGACCGTATTTTTATGGTCAACAACACCCAAAAGAACCAGATTGAGATCTATTACCCTGATCTGACTTCTACTGGCTGGTGCAACAAGATGATCTCTTGGCGGTATGACTTGCAGGTCTGGAATGCCCCCAAGAGTATTGCCAATGCTTGCATGGGTACAGAAGGACCTGTATTCGTGTCTGGAGCGTTTAAATACGCCTCACGCACTGTTGTGTATGCCCAAGGCTCTACAGAGTCTTCTAGACCCATTCAGACCAACAGAACCAATGCTTTCCGTGGTGCTGCTATTCCCACTTTGTTTGAGCGTACAAACCTTGTTTTGCAGACAGAAAAAGGGCCTGTTCCTTATTCGTCCAAAGTGTATGTACACCGTTTGCTTCCTGAGATTGCAGGAAGTGGCAAGATTGATATTACTGTTGGTGGTGCTAACTCAACTCAGCAAGCTCCTGTTTATGGAGCTTCTGGGACTGTATCTATTGACACAAATAATCCTTGGGTTACCACTCAACAGAATGCTGTTCGGACTGTTTCAGTTAAGGTTGAATCAAACGATGCCACTGATACTTGGAACATCACGGCATTGAACTGGCAAGCAACCATCGTTGAGGACGCTTTCTAATGCCATTCTTTCTTGACGGCAATCCAACTCCTGGGGAAATCTCAGAGGCTGTTAACTATGTCCTTGCGAACTTGGACGGTAACGTAGTTGCCAACCAAACGACTGGTCAGGTAATTGGTCCGTCTGGTGAAATTACTGGGTACTTGTATAAGTACATTTCAATCAAGTATGCCGACAGTTTTGATGGAACTTTGAATTTCTCAAATACTCCGACAAGCAGACTGTATTACGGTATTCGCAATTCTGACAGTTCTGTTGAATCAACCAACCCCGCTGATTACGTTTGGAATACAGTTACAGGTGGCTTTGGCACAACTTTGTTTCTTTGGTACATCATCCCCGGTGGTAGGCAAATCTCTTTTCAAGTAAGTGCCACACAGCCAAATCCGGGATGGGTTCAGGATTCTGGGACTTCAATTGATCTTGATTACTCAACAACGGCGGTAAATACCCCTGCAAACTTTGTCGTCATCCGAGTTGCAAACGACAGTTCTGCACCGACAAACGGTGAAGTATTGGCCGCAATTGGGCGAGATCCAATAGATGGTGACCTTTGCACTGTCAATTACAACAGCGGCATTGCATCGATTGTCTACAAGTACACAACTGGATGGGCTGTTTTTCAGAAGTACATCACTGGTGACTTGATTGTTGCCAACAGTATTGTTGGTAGCAACATTGCTGCAAACACAATCACTGCCGCAAACATTGCTGCAAATACCATCACAGCCGCTCAAATCGCCGCGAATACTATTACAGCCAGTGAGATTGCCGCAAATACTATTACAGCATCTCAGATTGCTGCAAACACCATTACTGCATCTCAGATTGCCGCTGCAACAATTACTTCAACTCAAATTGCTTCTGCCACAATATCGGCAGGGAATATGGCTGCTAACAGCATTACTGCTGCAAATGCCGCAATTGCTGATGCTACTATTACTACCGCAAAAATTGGCACTGCTCAAGTCGATACTTTGCAGATTGCTGGTCAAGCTGTAACCATTCCAGTTAGCGCTTTTACTTTAGCTTCTCAAGCTGCATTTAACAACACAACAGTTAGCTGGAGAACTGTTCAGCAATTAACCATTGTCGCGTCTGGTAACCCAATTTATATAACCACATCTGGCTCGGCAACTCAGGGTACTGCTGTTGGCATTGGTACATACAATGCTTCTTTTAGAATTTCCAGAGCGCCATCTTCAGGTGGAACACCAACTGCGTTAACAACAAATTCTGTTGGCAATCCTGCTTTAAACATTACAGATAACCCAGCCAGCAATACGTATAATTATTTTCTTCAAATATTGAATCCATACGATACAAGTGGCGCTGGTGAAGTTACTCCAACTATTAGCAACAGATCAATGTACGCCTTGGAGACAAAGCGATGAACTATATTCTGTATAAATCAGATACTGGTGAAATTACAAGAAATATCTCTTGCCCAGAAAACATGATTGAAAGCCAGTTAAATCCTGATGAAAGTTTTATTGTTGGAGTTGCAAATGATGAAACTCAATACATTTTACAGCAATCAATTGTAAACAAATCAGAAAAGCCAGATTGGTTTTATGACTACGATTATGAAACCCATTCTTGGATTGTCAATGAACCCAAACTAATATCGCAAATAATGCAACAAAGAAACAATTTGTTGCTTAGTTCTGATTGGACTCAGATTCCAGGCAACCCGTTAACTTCAGAAGTTCAAGAAGAATGGGCTGTTTATAGACAACAATTGCGGGACATAACATCACAATCAGGCTATCCGTTCAATGTTGTTTGGCCTACACAACCGGAGTAAGTAATGGGATCACCAATTTCACAAGTGGCGGCATCTACGCAGCCTCAAAGCAAAGGGTTTGCACCTTCTGCCCAACAGCCAACAATGCCCAGCTTTGCACAACCAGACGATTCTGGTCAACCTATGGGCAAAGGTTCCCGGGTGACTTACCCAGGCCAAGGTGGTCAGCCTAAGATGGGTCAACCAAATATGTATCCCAATACTGTTGGACAGTGGGATAATGCGTCTATTCAACCTCAGCAGTCACGTAATGGTGGCGGGAAAGGCAAGGGCTAATCATGGGCGGCGGAAAATCTAGTAGCACACAAGCGGCAACACTAACTCCTGAACAAAAACGGGTTCTTGCTGTTCAAACAGATGCCTTGGAAAAAACATTTCTTCCGGCTTACCAAAACACCATTGGTATGGCTGGAGGTGCTTATGGGCAAGCTCTTCCTGCTGCCACTACTGCTGCTCAAACGGCAATGGACGTTTCTGGCCGTGCTGGGGCTTTACAGGAGGCCGTGGGTTCTGGTTCTTATCTGCAAGGCACTCAAGGGCTTTCTAACCTCTTTAGTGACGACTATAAGGCCGAGCAGATTCAAGCCGCTTTGCAACCTGCCCGTGAAGAGATTCGTGAACAAATTGGCTCTCAGAACGCTATGTTTGGTGGTGCTGGTGGTGCTGGCTCTACTCGTGCTTTGTTGGCCCGTGAGAACTTGAGGCAACTTGGTGAGCAGCGAATGGGTTCTGTTGCCGCTCAGACCTCTGCTGGCGTTGAAGAGCGCCGTCAAAAGGCCGCAGAATCGTTGCTTACTGCTGGTCAAACAGGTCTTTCTGCTGCTCAACAAGCCGCTGCTGGCCGTGTTAGTTTGGCTCAAACACCTCAAGATGTTTTGGCAAAGTATGCTTCCGTTGTTTACGGTACGCCACAAGGATCTACAACGCCTAACTTCTCAGGTACACAAGGCAGTACAGGGTCTAGCAAGGGCTTTGGGGTTCAAGCACCTAAGTGGGGTTAAACATGGCTCAATTTGGAATTAACTTTGGTAACCCAAAAGGGTTTACTGATTGGACTAAATATGCCGGGTTTGATTCAAACAGACCCATGATTGGCATTGCTCCTCCATCCACAGGAGGCATGGCTCCAGTTTCTCCAACAATGGCACAAGTTGGTCAACGTGTATCTGACGTTGGCACTCAACTGGGTCAGGGAAACTTTATGGGCGCTGTAAAAACATTTCAAGGTGGCCCTGCTGTTGTGCCGGGAGTACCTGCTGTTGCCGCAAACAAACCAATGCCTGTTGACAAAGACGGTGATGGGATGATCTCGGATTGGGAGGAATAATCATGGCTGAACCAGTAAAACCACCAGAAGCAGATTTGGGTGCTATTCAAGTTATTGCCACTGGCATTGCTCCCAATGCAACTGGCGAAGATCGACTCAAGACCGCCAACCTGGTGAACAAGAAGATCACCAACGACACAGAAGGCCACATCAATACTCAGATGCAGCTTTTGCCCATGATTGGGGCTTTGATTGGCGGCAATCTGAAAGAGGCATATAACTACTACAACGGTGGTTCAACTCGTATTGAAGACGCTATCCATCCTACCCTTGGTCGTTTCCAACGTGAATACAACTCACGCGGTCCTACTGGTCGAATCTTTGATCAAAACGGCAAAGAGTTAGATGCCAACACCGTAAAGTCTTTGGACCAATCTGGTGGTTTGATTGGCAACACCGATAGAACAGCATTCTCTACTGGTGCATACCAAGCGGCCACTGAGAACCAAAAAGCATTTATGACTGGTTTGGCAAAGCCTGTTGCTGACCAGTATGCAAGGTCTGTAACTGTTGCTCAACAAGGTTCTGCTTTGCGTGATGCTCTTGAGTCTCGCCGTAGACTGGTTGCTGACAAAACTATGGCTCCTGTGCTTGAGGCCGTTGCTAAGTTACCTGCTGTTGACCGTCAGAAGTTGTTTGGTTTTGTTTCTTCTCAGACTGGCAGAACTACAGGCCAGACTAGTGAGCAAACAGGTTCTGAATCTGCAAACGTATTGCGTGGTGCAAACGTACAAGGCACTGTTGGTGGCAAGCTTGGCGTTGGAGCAGATGCTATTGCCATGCCCGGTGGTGGTGTTGCTGGTGCTGCAATTCCAAACGTTGGCATTTCTGGCTCACGTACTGCTGGTGGCATGACTCAAGCAGGTGCAACAGGCACTTCTGGTGTTGCTGCTGGAACAACTGCTGGCACATCAAGCAGTATCCAACAGAACGTCTTGAGTGAAATTGCTCGTATTACGCAAGGTGCGATCTCTACTCCGCAACAGTTCCAAGCTTTGCAGTCACTTGTCCAGACATCTGACTTGTTGAGCAATGCTGCTGCCAGTATGAGGCCTGAAGACATGGCTCCTGGTGCTAAAGCTTTGGCCCCAGTCAATCCATTGTTGAACAGCAGAATGGATGTTGTGTCTCACGATATTGACTTCCAGCGCAACAATGCTTTGAATGTGGCTTGGAATAACTATCTTGCCAGAGAGATGCACTCCAATATCCGCAATATCAATCCTGAAGCGATTGGTGAGTTGCGAGACAAATTCCTCAGCACCAAGACATTCAAAGCCATCAACCGCACATACGATTATGAACTTGATCGTGCCAAAGGCAAGAAGCCTGAGCGTGAAGAGGGCGCTGTTTACGTTAACCGTAACAACCGTCTGCAAAAATGGGTCAACGATGATTGGGAGGCAGTAAATGCTCGATGATATTGATTACAGCGATCTGACCTCTTCTGCTCCGGCAGAGGCTAAACCTGCAAAAAAGTCTACGATCAATGAACGCAGGATGTCTGCTAAGTCGCAAGACAAGCCAACTCCTAAGCCAATTGACACCGAGGCTTTGGCAGAAAAAGCTGGTCAACTTGAAGCACAAATGGGTTCCCCTGAAATCAATGATCCATTGGTTCAGTATGGGTTGCCCGGAATGGGTGTGTTGGGTGGCCTTGCTGCTGCCTATGGCCTGTATCAGGCATCTAAGAACAAGCCTCCAGCCCCCGGTCCTGTTCCACCTACACCTCCTGCTGGCCCTGATTACAACGCTTACAACTCTCCAGCATACTTGCGTAACCCTCCTCAAGCGCCAGTTGCTGCTCCGGTTGCACCAGAAGCTCCTGCTTTGCCACAGCAGACCAATCTGACTCCTGAAGACATTCAAGCTCGTGCTGCTCAACTCAAAGCTTTGGAGCCTCCTGTTGCCACACCAATCAGCGCTGCTCCTGTTGATGCCCCTGCCCCAACACCATCTGCTGCCCCAAACTCTCCTGTGACCAGTGTTGTCGTAGATGAGTTGAAGGAAATGATTCAGGAAGACACCCCTAAGCCTATTGCACCTCCTCAAGACTTGGTTACTGGTACTGGTAAGCCCGCCTTTGCTGGTCAAGGTCCAGAGGCTGCTTTGAACAAAAAGGGTGAGCCTAAACTTAAGCCTGAATATCCAAGCATGGAAACTGTGCCTCGTGGAATGGCTTTTGTTCCCAACGCTCAGTACATTGACACAATGCGTCAAAACATTGGTCAACCTGATTACACCAGCATATTTACACAGCGAGACTTTCCACTGACAAACGAGATGGCTATTGAGCAATCAAAAGAAATTAATCGTTCGTTGGGTAGAGCCACTCGTGCTGAAGCTAAAGCTGCTGGTTTGCCACCTGCTGAGATCACTCCCGGCATCACCAAGAAAACCTCTGCTGGTACTAAGCCTGTACGGGTTGCCGGTACTGTTGGTGCTTTGATGGCTATCAGTGACCTTGCTAAAGCTGACACTCCCGGTCAACGTGGCATGGCTGGTGCTAACCTGCTTGAGGCTGTCCTACCCCCAGGATTTATGATGGGTGGTGCTGGTGAAGGTTCTAGCAATGTTCCTAGCATGGAAGCGGCCATGTTGTTGGGCAGTCCTTATGCTCAATCACCACAAGCCAAAAAACTCCGGCAAGAGCAAGAATATGTTCGTAAAATTGGGGCTGGTCGTGGTATCGCTCCCCCATCTGCTTATCAGAGATAAATCATGGACAACCAACAACTTTTCAATGTCGTAGTATCTATTGCTGGGTTCTTGGCCGTTTATGTGCTGAACAATCTCACTCGGACTATCCAGAAGCTGGAAGACAAGATCAACGACCTCCCTCATTCTTATGTTGCCAAGGATGACTATCGTTCTGACATCACAGAAATCAAAGCTATCTTGAAGCAGATCTTTGACAAGTTGGACGGGAAGGCAGACAAACCATGAAAGACTTTGCCGAGGCATTTGTCGCGGCATTGTTGATTGTTGGTATTGTTGTCTGGACAGTAAAAGTAATTATTGAGGTGCTGAGATGATTGCAGAAATTGCTGCGGCTAACGCTGCGTTTGCAGTCATTAAAGGGGCACTTGCTAACGGCAAGGAGCTTCATCAACTTGGCTCTCGTGTCTTTGATTACTTTGACAACAAAGCCAAGATTCAAGAGAAGGCAACCCAGAAGGGTGGTAGCTCTGACCTTGAAGAATTCATGGCCTTGGAGCGTCTTAAGCAACAAGAAGAAGAGTTGCGTGAGCGAATGGTCTATGCAGGTCGCCCTGGCATGTGGGATGACTGGGTTAAATTTCAAGCTATGGCTGCCCGTAAGCGCCGTGAAGCCAAGGAAGCCGCTGCTCGTGAAGCTTTGAAACGCAAAGAAAACCTTGCTAGGCTCACTGAATACATCGTCATGGGCATGGCTACGGTGGTGCTTGCTGGTTTGATGATCTACGGCATCGTGCTGTACATGAGGTATCTGCGGTGAGTGATGAGAAGCTAAACGCTAACTCTACCCTTGACAAGGTGCTTGGGTATGTGGATAGCCCTTTCAAGCTGTTTGCCATCCTCATCATGGGCATTGTGGCGTTCTCTGGTTACTTCCTGTGGCAAAACCAAGAGTTCATGTTTGACGCCTACAAGGAGTCTAAGAAGCTGCCTGAGATCAACACTGGTCGAGCAGATGAAGCCAGTTCTATGCTGTTTAAGAAGACAGGCGCAACGGTGGTGGCTATCTTTAAGGTCAACCCTTTGTTTGGCAGTAGGGTCTTGTACAAGGCATACACCAAGGATGGCCGAGACAAGAGCATTGAGGACATTGATGTTGGTTTGTTCAGCCAGAATGCGGCCAACAATGCTGACGTAATCAAGTTGATGACCAACGAAATTCCTTGCTCAGAGTACCGCTACGCTCAGTCTGAAGTTGGACTGTGGTACATCGAAAAGGGGGTGGGGTTCACTTGCCGGGTGAGTGTTCCACCAGACAACCATCGCTTTGTTGGACAGATCACGGTGGGTTGGGCACAGCAGCCTGAGAACCTTGAGCAGATCAAATTCATGCTGGAGATCGCCAGCGCCATGTTAACCAAAAGGGGCAACTGATGTTTCCATTAACAGCACTACTTGAAGTGGGCGGTAAGCTCGTTGACAAGCTGATTCCTGATCCAGAAGCCAAAGCCAAAGCAACTGCTGAACTTGCAAAGATGGCCCAAGACGGTGAGTTGGCAAAGATGGCTAACGACACCAAGTTGTTTGAGACTGAGCAAAACAA